GTGCTGGATGCACTGGCGGCGGCATACAGCAGCAGCAGCAGATCACCATCCACAGCGCTCACGTCAACCGCAGTAGTGTTGCCCACGGCGTCGCGGGTGGCTGGCGCCAGGATCGTAAAGGCCTGGAGTTGCTCCAGGTTTCTGAGTTCAATGGCCATGGATCAATCCTCCGGGGTGGGGGTGGGGTCAGGGGTGGAAGTCTTTGCAGAGCGCCGCGGCTTGGGTGGACAGGCCGGGGCGGGCTCAAGTTCGGGCTCTGGCGCAATCGACGCCATGCCCAGCGCCAGCAGCTCGTTAGCTGGGCCTTGAGGAAGGTCAGCCACCTCACCCATGGCGAGGTGGCGACCGTCTGCTCTGCAGTTCGAGAGAATCTGCAGCCTCATAATCAGGTGCCCAGAGCGAACGACTGAGCGCGACGCACTGCTACGTCGAAGTCCTGATGCACGGTCAGGATCACCTGGCCGCTGGCGCTCTGGGTGTAGGGGTCAACCACCACATCCAGGCCGCTCCACATGCCCACCACGCAATCGGCGAAGTTGCCGAACAGAACATCGTTCTGCTGCATCTGGTTGGACACGGTGAACTGGTAACCGTTCACAGTGCCGGCATCGGTCATTATGTAGTCAGAGCCAGCCGAGGATGCCCTCAGGGTCTGCTTCAGGGCGCCGCGCACCACGCTGTTGCCGATGTAGCGCATTGAGCCGGCGTCGAGGTTGTCGATCGCCAGTTCGGTTTCCAGGTCCACGTAGTCGCCCCAGTCACCGCAGTTCAGAGCAGAGCCACCGCCGAGGCTGGCGGGGAAGTCCTTAGCAGTGCCGCCAGCGAAGGTCACCGAGCCAATGCCGGTGGTGTTGATGATGCCCAGCGGCTGGCCGTTGGAACCGGTGCCGTAGCCGATGGTGTAGTCCATGCCCAAGGCCACGGACTCGGCCATGTCGATCCGCACCAGGTTCTCCACGTCGGGGGAGCTCTGGATCATCATCCGGCGGCTGATCGGCACGCGAACGCCGATGGTCCGGGGGATCATGTTCACCAGGCCGAAGGTGAGCTTGCTGTTGGCAACATCAGCATTCTCGCCGACGAAGTAATACTGGCTGGAGCTGAGCTTCTTGGGGATCTCAACGTTACCCTCCAGGCCGGAGAGCATGGTGAGGCCGCTGTTCAAGAAGGCGCTGCGGTTGCGGATCAGATCAATGAACTGTGCATCGAGCCGATCGGTGCCGACCAGTGCACCACCATCGCCGAAGGTGCCGACCACCTGGCCGGGGGTCTCAGCAGCGCGGCTGGAGCCCAGCACTTCCCAGGGGATCAGCACGCCATTGGCAGAGCGGCTGTGCTTGGCCTGGGCGGCACGGGCCACCTCCAGCTCAAAGCCGGCGGCCTCAGCGGTACGGGGGTTGGGGTCGGCCAGATACTGAGCGACACGCAGGAAGCTGTAGCGCTTCACCTCACGCTTGCTCAGGCCCAGCTCAGCGCCGCCGGCATCGTGCACGCGGCCCTCAAAGGGAACCTTGCGCATGCCGATCTGTTCCATCACCACCGCACGGGCGGCATCGATGGAAGCTTCGTCATTGATGAGTTTCTCGACCAGCTCCGGGAGTTGGAACTGGTCACACATGCCGCGGATGGCTGCGACGCGTTCACGCTCGGCCTGCCGGGCGTTCTGCGCCACCTCCTCCACGTTGATCGTTTCAGTGGTCATTGGGATTGGATCGGATGATTCAGTCCGCTCGGCGGTCTGTGCTGTCAGGCTATGGAGGGCTTCACTCACAGCAGACTTGATCGATTCGGGGTCAACCGTGACGGTCAGCTCGGCTGGCGCAGGGGGCTCAGGGGTGGGCTCAGCGGCAGGCTCAGGCTCCACGGCTACCGGCTCATCCATGGCGCGGCCCAGGCCTACGGTTTGGTCGGCGGGGACGCTGACGCTGGAGACCTCCAGGGCCTTCCAGCTGGTCACGTAGAAGTCGCCGCTGCGCTCTTCGATGTCGTCAATGCTGTAGGCGAAGCTGACGTTGCGGGTAATATTGGACTGAATGTCAACACGACGCTTGTGCTCCTCACTGCCCTTCTCCAGGGTGTTGGGGCTCCATCTCACCGTGGAGTAGAGCCGGCGATCGTCGCCCAGCCAAGTCTTTTCAGTTACGCCTAAAACTACGTCCCGGTTATGGTTCCACAGCCAAGGGGCGCCGTCGTTCATTCGGCCTAGGTCCATGGCACCCTCTTCGTGCACCAGGATCTCGCGGCCGAACCAGCGGTCAACAGGGGCCTCAGAACTGAAGCTGAAGGTCAGGGTTTCGTCGGTAGCTTCCTCAACGCGAAGGCCGCCGGGTAGCTCTCGCTGCTGAGGGCCGCGCAGCTTCGTGAGATCTAGGGTGGAATCCAAGGCCAGACAGTCGCTGGCCTCAGGCTACGGATGGCCGGGGCTGAGCTTCCGCATCCTCAGCATCCTCCCCGTCGTCGTCGGGGTCTTCCGTCTCAGGCTCAGGGGTGGGTGGTTCCGTCGCTGGCTCAGGCGGTTGCTCCGCGGTCGGCATCAGGCCCAGTGACTCCTTCAGTTCGTTTTCCATGGCGATCTGAGCCATCACCTGCTCAAACTGCTCACCGCTGTATTCAGTGATCAATTCGCTGTGAGATTTGAGTAGCATTGCCTTGGCTTTTTCCATGGCGGAAACATCCTTAACTGGGTCCACCCAGTCCCATGATCTAGCCTGCCAGCGCGGAGCGTTATACCTTTCTGGCCTGGTCCAGTAGTCATTAAAAGCTGGTGACGGCAATTCGCCCGCCAGCATCGCAGCACGTAGCCACTCTTCAAATACGCGCTGGTGGAACACCTCAATGATCGCGCTTTGCACCACCCGCCAGTGGTCGCGATCCTCCAGCACACTGGTGCGCATGCTGCTGTAGTTCGTGTCGCTGAAGTCCTTGCTAATGGTCGCGTAACTACACCCAAACCCAGCAGCAAACCGCCGCGTCAGGTTCCGTACCACGTTGTCGTATTGGCCGTCGTCTGGTCCAAAATCAGGCGCGACTGGCTCCTGTCCTGGCTCCAAATAGTTCCAGCTGCCGGGCTCGGTGTTGATCAGTCGCTGGCCGTTCTCGACGACCTCGGCCTGCAATTCGCCATCAGGTGAGCGGATCCAGCCCAGCGAGTTGGCCTGAACCCTCTTGCGTGTCCAATGTGCCTCTTCGTACTTTCCGAGGTTGTGAACCGTCGTGATCACACTGGCCAGCCACGGCACGCCACGGTTTTGGCCGATCCGCTCGGGCATGTAGACGTGGATCATGTCGGCGGCCGGCACCAGCACGTGCTTTTCCTGTGCACCACGGCGGTTCAGTCCCAGCTCCACGTCACCAGGGTGGCGGGTCAGGATGGCGTACCGGGTCGGCCGGCCCCATTGGTTGATCTCGACACCTAGCCGCCATTCGTGGCCAGCGCGGTCGCTCACGCCTGACTTGTCTTCGTCGAGCTGGTGCGCCTCAATCAGCTCCAGCGCCAGCGGGGTGCGGCCCTGCCCCATCGCCTGCCGCACGATCCTGATCAGGCATTCGCCCGACTCCGGCAGGCTGCCGGCGATCATCATCTCGAAGCCGTGGAACGACAGCCGGCCCGCCACGTCGCAAGTGTCTGGCCGGCACCAGCGGCGCCATGCTTCCTCCAGCAGCCGGTTGCGGCGCACGTCCTTTTCGGTGCCGTTCGCTTTGAGTATCTGACCCTGCATCTGGATCCCACGCGGCCCTACCACGTTGATCTGCGTGGTCCGCTTGGCCTGGCGGGCGTAGGGGTTGTCCCTGACCAGCTGATGGCAGCGGTCGCGCAGTACGGCCAGGCTGACGCGCAGCTCTGCGTCTGCAGAGGTGGTCGGCGCCACCAGGTCGTGGAGCAACCGGTTGCGCCGGGCGCCCTCGAACATCCGCTGGCCCTGCTGCCGGCCGTGCCGGGTGGTCAGGATCTGCCGCTGCAGCCAGGATCGAACACCCATCAGCTCACCCCCGTGAAGCGCACATAGAGCCGGCGCGGATCGCCGAGGCCTTGCGCGATCATCTCGGCGCGTTTCTCGCGGGTGACTTCAGCCTTGAGGCGGTCGCGCCATTTGATCAGCTCCGCTAGGTCGGCGCGGACCACCTTGCGGCCACCGTTGCCAAGGCTGCCGATTTGGTACTCCTGCGCACCCGTGGTCAGGGCGCGGATGGCCTCTTCAACCGCCTCCAAATCTTTTTGCGCCTGGCTGCGATCATCGAACGCGCCCGGGGTGCCACTGAAGGCCAGGCTCTTGCGGACGGTCAGGCTGCCGCGGCCGGTGGTGAGCGGTGCGCCGCTGACCGTGGAGACGATCTGCAGCTCCCATGCGCCGGCTGCCATGGTGGCCGTCGTGGCGGCGCTCAGCTCCACCTTCCAGCCGTCGTCAGTGTCGGTGGCCACCGCCTCGATACCGGCGCCAGCTGCTGCAGCGCGGAACCACACGCGCACCGCCGTGGCGGCGGGGTGGACGCGGGATTCGATCCAGCTGGTTAGATCGCCTTGGTAGAGCTCCAGCGGTTGGGTCATTTGAGCACCGTGAAACTCCGGGCCTTTCGTGGCGCGGCCTGCTGGTTTAAGCCTACGGAGGCCGCTAGCTGTGCCGCCAGCTGGTCCCACATGGTTTGACGGTTGTAGCGGCGGCTTACTAGCTGGAGGGCGGCGTAGGCCATCCGGGTGCAGTCGCCGGCCTCATCCTTGCTGCCGGTCGGCTTGTCCCATTTGTACTCCCGCTTGCCGGCGCTTTTCTTTGGTATTTTCTTCCACGGAAACAGCTCGGCCAGAAACTGATTTGTAGACGCCTCGCCAAAGTGCAGATACCCAGGGCCAGGCTTTTCCTGCCGCAACCGGCCTTGCAGGTGCTGAATACTCGTTTCATACCCCACCGGATACATCAGCACGCCTTTTTTGATCACGCTCTGATTCTTTCGGTTGATATTGACTGGCACACCCTTGCCGATCAGCGGTTTGCCCTTGCTTTCTGATCCCTTCATCGGCACCCATCTGCCAACCCTTGTACGGCACCAGTCCCGCACCTCATGCGTGGCATAGCCACCATCATCAATGCCGCCTAACGCAATCTGCAGCTCTGAGCCATCCTCCCGCTTCCATTTGGTTTCCAGCACTGCATCCAACTGATTCAAGGTTTCCAGCTGCTGCGGGTCGCCGTCGATTTCAAAATGCCCCACGTGCCAACCTTCCTCGCCACGGCCCCATCCCCATATCGTCACCACCAGCCGTTCCGCCATTGCACCGCCACCACCCTGCACGTCGACGCCTGCGGTCAGCACCAGCACGCCATTGGGCACCACATCTGCTGGATACCCATTTCCTGCTGTTGCGTCCTGCCGGCGCTGTGACAGCCCTTCTACATTCAGCTTTCCAGTAATTGTGTCTTCCCAGGGAATCCCTAAAACGGTGTTATGGAACGTTTGCATTAGATCACTGTCACCCCTGCGCATTGCCTCTAGTGCTTCTTGATATTCACCTATCAAATTGCTCCATTCAGCCCCAGCGTGATAGCTATACGCCGCCCAGATATGCCGACTTCTGACGCGGGGGTAACCATCCTTCAGGATCTGCTGGCTACGGTCAAGACCCAGCGGACAGGCCCAGCCGCCGCGCTCGTCCATCCATCGCAGGCTGGCGTAATTGATCAGCTCGTGGCAGTTTTCGCATTCATACTTTCCAGCATCGTCGCCTTCCTTTCGCATCTGCTCCCATCGGAGCACTTGGTATTCGCCGCAATGTGGACACGGCAGATAGCGGTATTGCTGATCGCCTTTCTTAAACCATTGATGAGTCTTGTCATCGGGATAGATTGGCGTGCCGCCGATGATCGCCTTACGGTTCCAGGTGGTGGCGGAGCGATTCATGCCGAGCTTGATCTGATCGCCTTCATCGATCGCGTCATACGCTGACGGCTCTTCAAAGATCACCACCGTCCGCTCTTTACGCCTGAAACCTTTGCCGCTTGCAGCGCTGACAATATCGATCAGGCCGCCATTGGTTAGCTTCTTCAACAGGATCGTATTGGTTGCCGTGCCCCTAGCCTTTGACTCAGCCAGCAATCCTTTAAGGCACGGCGAATCTCTGAACAAGTCTGAAATGTCTTCTTTGCTGTACTCCTCTGCATCGTTCTGAACAGGCTGGACAATCATTATTTTGCTTGGCTTCCAGTGCGAGTAATACTGCACTGCGCCGATTTTTACGCATTCTGACCAGCCGACACGGGCAGACTTCATGCAAACTTCAATTTCTACATAGGGGCTTGTAAACCCGTAGAACCAATCTCGCTGGTATGGTCTAGTTATCCATTTGCCCTTGCTCGCCGCGTTGCCCGTCACGTGGCCGTAGGTGTCGGCATACTCAACACCACTGAGAATCGGCCGCGGCCTAAAGCATTCCGCCAAGCTCCGCGCCATACTGATCCGATCGCGGCAGATCATACCGCCACCTCTTCATCGGTGAATTGCCAATCTGCTACGTTCTGCAGAAACTGATTCACTAGCCTTGAGATAATATCTTGTTCTTCCACTGTAAGATGTGGAATCTGATTTTTAATCTGCTGCGGCAGGCTTAATGCTTGATCCTGCAAAGTTAATGCAACTGCTTTCCGTGCCTGCTCATAATCTTCGCGGTAGACCAGCTTTCCCTCCAGCAGCTCGCGCTCTACCTGCAGCTTGAGTTTCTTTTCGTATTCGGTCCAAGCTCTTTCGGTGTTGAAGTCTGGGGTGTCGCCATCAGGGGCGGCAGGGCGCCTCTCGGACTGAGCCGCGTCCGTCTTTGCTGCCATCCGCTCCTTCGCCGGCCGTAGCGGCTTCTGTGCCGCCTCTACGGGCGCCTTGCGGCTGCCATGCTTGCTCTTTGTCTTGGGTACCTTCGCCCACGCCTCATGCAGCCCTTCCCGTGGCACGTGGCGCACGCCGTTTACCAGCACCTCTTGAAGGAAGCCGTTCTCGATCGCCCTGTAAACCTGATTCCTGCTCGTTAGCCCCAGCACTGCCGCAGCATCACGAATAGATAGCAGCTCGCTGTTGGCCACGTGTCACATTTGCTTGTCACAATCTACGCGTGACAGAATCTATGTGACAGGCCGGCTTGGTATAGGTGCTGGGGTAGGGGCCCTTTTGACCAATGCGCTAACAGTCACATGATGGCCAGCTGTTCTCAACAGAAAAAGCGGGCCGTCGGAACTAACCGCTCTGTTCTCAACAGGGAGGACCCAGATCCATTGCAGCGCAAGGGTTCTCAATAAAATCCGTTACTAAGAATCAATAGCTGGGCTGCCTTATTGAGAATCCCAGTGCTGGCCTGCCATCTCAGCGGAAGCCTGCCCGTGCCAGTTCTTCCTTGAGCCACTTCTCAATCTCCCCAGGCCAATAGACCTGCACCTGCTTCTGCAGGTCGCCCTTGAGGTCGTACGTGCTGGTCCTGCGCTTGGGCTGGGGTTCAAGCGTCCACTTCATCTGCGCACCGCGGAACGACTCGTAACTGCCAGGGCCGGTGCGCTGCCAGATACCGAAGCGACCCTCGCCGCCCTTGATCGGCATGATGAACATCCGACTAGCGCGGTTGACCATCGTCCCCGTCTTCCTGACGGATGACCAGCCCGTGAGCGCCTTGGCGTAGGCGGCGCGGGTGACGTTGCCCTTGCTGTCCTTTCGCTGCGCCGGAGTGGGCACCATCGTGACCCTGCGCCCCACCAGTGCGGACGCGGCCATGTCGGCGCCCTTGGTGCGCGGCGGGCCGCCCCTGGTCAGCACCGAGATGTAGCGGCCGGCGGCGCGTGGTGCATCGGTGCGCAGACCCACCACAGCGGTGAGGTTGGTAGGTGATGGGCGCTCGTAGTACGCGGCGTTGTAGGTCCAGGCTGTGGCGCCGCCTTGGATACGGCGCTGAGACTTCAGGTCATCCCTGAGCCACTTGCGGGTATCCATGACAGTCGCCGCCATGGCCCTGCCCGTGGCATAGCGGATGTTCTTCTCGGTGAGCAGGGCGAATCGATCGATCGCCTTGGTGTCGATGGTCAGGTTGAGCTCCAACATCACCCCTCCCCCACCGGCACGTCCAGCAGCTCCTCCAGCTCCATCCGCTTTAAGTCCAGGTCGCTGGGCAGGTCCCAAGCCATCCACTCATCAGGGTCTGCGGCGCTGGTGACGGTCAGGCAGCCCACCGTCTCCCATGACGACACCCAGTTCAGGATCAGTTCCTGCCACCAGGCCAGCCAGGTCACGTCGCGACTGAGCAGATGGGACGGCGAGGCAGCGCGTTTCATCGCCAGGGGGGCAGCTTTCACAGTCTGCGGTGCGCATGAAAAACCCCGCCGGCCAGGGCGGGGAACGAAACCACTCGGACGCCACGTCCAAGGGCAGGGTAGGGAGGGCCTGCAGGCGTTACGGGTGTTACGCCGGTGTAACAGCGACCGTAACACCCGAGATCGACCGGGCCACAGGCAGTCTCGGCCCTCTTGTTACGTTGTTACACCTCTATTAGAAGAGATAGAAGAAGAAGGGGAAAGGCCAAGGCGTAGCAGGGTGCATGCCTACAGCAAGGTGCTTTTCTCTATAGGGGGGTATCTACCCCCCAAATGACCGTAACGGCGTAACACCCGCTCCACGACTGCGATCTGAGCGTTACGCCTGGCGTTACTGTTACGCCTCGGAGCCTGGAATGGCCAATGAAACGGCCCTGCTGACACCAGCCATGCCCTTGAACCGCACGACGCCGGCTTTCTTCGCGCCAGGCAGCCTGGTGAGCACGGTGGCGTAACAGTCCATCCATGGCGTGCCGTCGAGGATCCGCCTGAGCGCCTTGGCCGTGTTGCTGATCACCAGGCGCTCGCCCTCGACCTTCGCGCCGATGCGGCCCAGGTGCGACTCAGCCGCACCGGGCCCGATCTCCATCGATGCAGCGCTGCCTCGGGCCAGCTCAACCAGCTCCCAGATGGTGCGGCTGTAGGCGCTGCCCCGATCGCCTTCCACCCTGATCTGGTGCTGCAGGATGTGCTGCAGGCAGCGTTCCTCATCGGCCTCCGACTGCTCCTTGTAGGCGTCCCAGTTGTTGGCATCGATGAGGTAATAGGCGTCTTCGATGGTGGCGGGCCTGGAGTTCATCAGCGACCACGCGCCGGCCAGCAGCGTGCCGTACTGGTCACCCTGGC